TCTACATCAGCCCAACCAAATCCTTGATAGGCTAATACACCATAGAAAGAAGCCATTAGTCTCTTGACCGCCATTTGATTGTTATGCCACTTAACATATTCACCATTATCTTTAGCGTTCTTCATTCTTTTCTTGTAGTCGTTTCTTAACTCCTTCAATTCAAGAACTGCTTTAGGCAACAAACCTAACTCATCGGTCTTGTAATAATACATTCTGTCGCCCTCCGGTTCGCTGAAATCTCTTGGGGTTAAGATATTAACTCCAAAATCAGTGGGAGTTTCACTCTTAGTTTCCCAAGATATATTTCTAGCAACCATCATTGAAGGATATAGACCTGCAAAATCAAATGCCGCTACATTACGATGTAAGCCGTTAGTATTCTCACTAAGTGGGTCATAAATCATAGCACCTTGGTATTCCTTTCTATCAGCACTCTTGATACCTGTTGGTGCTTTCCACCAAGCATTTCTCATAAAGTATATAGAACCCATATGCGAAGCATAGAAGCATGCCTTGAAAGGTGCTTTTAGTAGTCGTTGTAAAGATAATATTGCTTCACTACAGTAATTAGTTTCATCTATTTTGACTAATAGTTTTACATCTACTAAAGCATAATGTAAGTATGCTTCTGTATCTTCTAGCCACGCTCTACGATAGAACTCGTTAGGGTCTTCAAACTTAGTGTTCATTTCTTTACCTTCATCAAACAATAACTTAGAAACATAATCAAGACTTAATGATGGTAGAGTTCCTCTTTGTGAATCATTCCATTGTCTTTCAAATGCTAAGTCTAAGTTAAGAGTTAATCTACCACCAATAGGTTGTTCAATTGGTGAATAACCATCTTGTCTTTTGAAACTACAACTATCCTTAAGTTGTTTAACTCCATCTATCTTATGATAAGGAGACATAACTAAAGGATTCAAACCTAAAGCACACGCTCTATCTAATAACTTAGGTAAGTCGAATTTTAGACCAAACCATGCAATTAACATATCGGGGTCTTTAGCCATCATAGTTCCCATAAAATGTTCTATCATTTCTTTTTCAGAATTAAAAATATATCTAATTCCTGTATGTTGATAGTCGGGTGTATCAAAAACACTATCTAATGGCGTATCATTTGGAAACCACGCCCACTGATAGTATTGCTTATCGTAGTTATCATACGCTACAATAGTAGTGATGCAATTATCATATTCTCCACCTTGTTGCCATTCCATATCCCAATACCACTTACGCATATTGTATTCGGGCATTTCATCTACTTCATCAACAGCGTATCTAAATGTATATGGCACATCAGCCTCATATGTTTTACTAAAGTGCTGTCTCGCTTTGTATATATCAAATGACTTTTGAACATATACTCGCTTTAGTTTTGTCCCATCTAAACTAACCCAATCTCCTTCTTCATACTCGAACTCTCCTCTAGCATACTTACTAACAGGATAGTGCGGTATTTCATTTTCTTCTGCTGAAACATAGAAGTACGGTCTAAACTCTACTTCTTCGCTTTTCTTTACTCCCTGTTCTCTCCAAGATTTATATATTACATTTCCATTTTTATTACTTATTATCATTTATATTCCTCAGTTTGCTAAGTGTGGTGCTTTAATTACTAATTTGTTTTCCGACATAATCAACATCGGGAAGTCATCTTTGACATAAAAGTTTAGCATTTCATTGTCAAACAATGCATGAACAGGACTAGAGAAATCTAGTGTTGCTGATTCTCCAATGTTACCTTCCAACTCAATAGAAGTCTCAAACTTATTTGTGTTGTTTGTAGAACTAGACATAGATAATTTATTCTTATCGTGTTCATAATTCAAGTGATATACACCACTACCAATCAACTCACAAAGTTTCATAGTCTCACTAAATGTATTAGAGTCTAACTGAAACGCACCTTCAAACTTTGACTTGTTAAACTCCGGCAAGGTTTCTAGTGCTTCTTCAAAGCGAGTGTCTATAACATATTGACCCATACGATTGATAGCATCCATGTTAGGATGATTAACAACAAGGGGTTGTGAGACTTTACTATTGCCGCAAGTCATTGTAACAATATCTCCACTTTCTATCTCAACATCACCTGTGAAGTTTTTTAGATACTTAGTTAGAGTTTTAGTTTCTGCAACAAATACTCCATCTTCTTCACCATCAACAGTTAAATTAACTTTAACTATTAGTGAATTGATAGAATCTGTATTCCATAAACTCAATGTATTTTCATGTAGTCTAGCGTAGAAGTAGTCTACTAAACTACCATTAGTAACGCTAGCACCCATCACATACTTTCCTTTCAATTGTATATCTGTTAAACTCTTGACAAAATCTTTTGCATCTACTGTAAATTTCACTCTTCTTCCCTCCTGTTATTTTCATGATTTTCAAGTCTCTTTAGAAACTGTGAAACGCTAGGTTGGGTAACTCCATACAGTTCAGCAATTTTTGCTTGAGTCCATCCCATTTCGAGTAATGAGAGGACACGATTTGCATGGTCAATTGTTAATCTTCTAGGTTTTCTGTTTATGTCAGTCCTTGTAATGTGAGCATGCAAATCCTCTACAACTGAATTCAGTCGCTCGACTTCTGCGAGTAGGTTCGTTACTATATCTCCAAGTGTTTCACCTTCAAACTCTACAAGTTTCATATTGTTCCCTCTCTTAATTCTTTAACTCCATTCCATGTAATGTTAGGAGGAGTTCCTTGTCTTACTGTCCACTTAGAACCAACAAGTTTGCCATTGGTTCTACTACCTAGTAACTCAGCAAAGAAGTGTAATTCTCCTTTAATCATTTTCTTAGAACAGTAAATCTCTTGTTCGAGTTTACCTCCCCATTCTTTCCACATCGGTTGCATACCAATAGGAACATTATCCATGTACTTTTCAGTTTCGTGAGTAATAAATACTATGTCACATTCTAAGTTATAGATAGTGTCTAATAAATAGTAGAACGCTTTATTCCTATTGCCATACTGGAATGGCATAATCTTTGTTACGACTCTAGGGTTAGGGTTGACTTTCAGCATACAAGCATCTAGCCAAGTATCTACGCCGTCAATAACAAAGATAGGTTTCTCACCTTTTGCTATTGATTCTTTGGCGTGGTCTACAAATTCTAATGACCTAGACTCACTATCATTAATATCAATAATGTTATCTTTGTTCATTACAATAGGGCAGAATACTTCTATTCTTTCGGTAGCATCGTGGTGTTGATACCATGTTGATTCTACTCCTCTATCCCAATCAAGAACGAATATTTTTCTATCGGGGAAGTCTAACGCTAAGCCAGTTTTACCTGTCTTAGGTTCACCCCAAATTCCTAATACCATTCTTGGTTGCCTGTTCTCTCTCTTTTGTTTTAATAATTCTCTAAAATTTATTTTCTCTTTTCTAAAAGTCATATAATTCACCTACTTCTTCTTTATCTATTTTTATTTCTTTTCCTTTAATTTTAGTCCAAGCATTGATTATGTTACACAATTGATTTCTATTGTCACAAACATATCTTGTGTCTTTTTCACCAATATGTAACTTAACCCAATAACTATCGGACATCTTGATATTTTTATTCCATGTTAAGAAATCAACTTCACCTAAATCAATAATGAAACTACCATTCTTTAACAGGAATCTATTTTCTATTATTCCTTTTCTTATCATTTTTATTCCTCATAAGGATAGGCTTCGCACCTATCCGAGTGTCAATTGTCCAACACAAGTTCACACTTACACTTGCTATCTTATTACTCCCAACATGAAATCTGTAATGTCGCCAACACATCATACCCCAATTAAAACCCTTTACGACATTTCTAGGGGGGAATAATAGGAATCTAATCAAAACCAATCTAAGTCTTCATCCTCTACTGATTCTTCTGCGGCGGCAGGATTACCAACTGATTCTTCAACTAACAACCCACTGGTGTTAATTGTGATTGGTTCTGCTTCACCGTCAACGATTCTTTGTGATGTTCTACCAACAACAATGACCTTTGAACCTATACCGAAGTTAATATCAATATGTTCGGGAATCCAACAAGTTGTTGCTAGATTACCCGCATCATCTTCACTAAGTTCCATATCAGCCTCTTTATCAGTAATGAACAAAATTCTATTACCATTTGCCGTTGGTGTCATTCTTTGATTAACTACTGTTCCTTCCACAATGGCATACCTATCTTTAGTGACTTCCATCTGTAATGTTTGGTGTAGCCTATCTAAATCAACTAGGGATGTTCCGTGTTTGGTATAGTTTTCAAACAAACAAGATGCAAAGTCAAAGGAACTCATATCTCGGTAGTCACTATTATCGGGATTTACATCAGCGTTTCTAATTAAACTATCTTTAGTAGCAGTAGTCATACCATAGATGTTAGTACCATCATCACTAGGAATAGTTTTGAAGTGTACCCAATCGAAAGTAGCGGGAGCAAAATCTACTCCGCCTTGGTTCTTGTAAGAGAAATAATAAGATTTCATTTCTCCACCATCTATACTTCCATAGAAAACACCGTTTCTTCTAAACTCATTAACTGGTAATGGCCTACCGTATCTTTTATTTTCAGCACCACTAGCATAGTTAGGCATAGGGTCTATCGGGATAATAATACTACCATCTTCTAATTCTTCTGCACCTGCATGAAGAGTCTTAACCATCTTTTCAGCATATTCACCTTTGTAGTATCTAGCCATAGTATAAGTTTCATCGCCGTTATCTGTAACAACTGCCACTAAACCGTCACTTAATGCTTTATCACTATCTCTTAGGTATTCTTCTTTCGCCTTGTTTCTGCTCCAACTCATCATATCTCTAGGAGATTCTAATGACACAAAGAAACCAAATGCACTTTTAACTAGAGAATTAGAACCACTATTAGTTTTAGTGGTTGCTCTCTTCATGTTACCTCGCACATAGTTCCTTAGTAGAGAAACACCAATATCGCTGTTTACATCTACACCATTTTCTTCGCAAATCTTGACATATTTATCTACCAATTCTTCGGTAGTAATGCCTAAGTGCTTTGCTCCTATTTCTATTTCTTTCATTATTTTTTCGTCTATATTCATTTTTTTCACTCCTGTCTATATTTGTCCTACCATCCATGATATTATCACTTTAGGGGTCATGGTAGTAGAACGGTATTCTGTTTCCCCTATTATCCTAAGAAGTTTAAACTTCTCTTTGGACTCTAATCCTTCTGCCTCTAGGACAGAATTGTGTAATGCTAGACATATTTCCTTCACGCTTCTTCCTCCGTACAATATGTCATGTAATTTATTCAATGTTTCATTTGGTTTTTTATTAAGTATTAAATTTAGTATTGCATCGAACTCTTTTAATGAATCCTGTACTTGTTTTCTTAGCGTGAAGTTTGAGGCTTTA